ATGATTCACAACCACGACTCACGCGACCAACCAATTATGCACAGCGTGTTTATGATTCACAGCCAGCTGCTGTCCGACCTCGTTCGTTTGCTCAGAAGGTGTATGAAAATAACCCACGAATGCCCAGAGCGCGGCGCCTAGCACAGGGAGCTATCGATTGTAAGACTGAAGTACACATCGGCTCACGAAAGTACGCACAGCGAGATCAAGTGGAAGTTGAACAGACAACAAAAACACTTCTTGCAAATGCAGTGTGGATACAGGCTGTTGACAAGGCTGGAAGGTGTAGTAGGAGCAATGGTGTTTTCCTTGTTGGACGCACGATGATTACTACGGCGCATACTGTTCTGACTCCACCACACACTGATCCGATAGAACATCTCGTTATACGCAATCCTTATTCTACTTCTCCTGCAATTCAAGTACCAATTGATAAATGTCATATTTCGCAAATATATCAGTTAGATGGTTCGCCAGTTGATTTGGCACTCGTTTCTTTTCCTCCAGTGGTTCCAAGTCGACCCAAAATTCTTCCAAAGTTTATCGGTGCTAAAAATATTGATATGTTGTGTGAAGGAACTCTTACATTTTCCGGTTTTTATGAAATTAATGGAAAGACTGTCGTTCAGGAAAAACATCCAGCTAGTTTTGCTGTGTCAACTAAAAGAACCGAGTATTATCTTCATAAACCTGGTCAATGTCCCAAAGATCCCGATGAGTGTCAGTGTGCTATCGAAATTGGTAATCACATTGATTATGATTTGGAGACATACAGTGGAATGTGCGGAGCCTTGCTATCCGTAACCAATAAATTAGTTCATACCAAACTCATTGGATTCCACGTGGCAGGAGGTCCTGGTGTGCTGGCTCTTGGTGTACTGACGACACAAGAATTTCTTTCAGAAGCTCTACAAGCGCATGTACAGAGATTTAAAATTCCGCGATCGTATCTTATTGATGGACGGCTCCCATATAGTCAATCTTTGGTAGACACTTCACATAGGGTTTCATTATTAGATCTTGGTGATTGTTTAAATGTAGGTACTGCTAAATCTCCTGCTGCTCCTGTTGTTACCCAACTTGCACCCTCTCTTGTCTTTGATAAAGTTCAGCAACATATAGCTAAACCTGCTTACCTAAAACCTGTAATAGTTGAGGGCGAAGGACTCGTAGATCCTATGATGAAAGGCCTCAAAAAGATTATGGGCGGGCAAACTTTTGTTGATCCTGATTTGCTTGAAGCAGCAGCTAATGATGTGTTCCAGTGCATAGGCAAACCCACTACTGGCAGAGGCATTATACATACTTATGCTGAGGCAATTACAGGCGTGGAGGGTGACCCGTACAAACGACCAATCAACAGAACAACGTCGCCTGGCTATCCGTATAACTTGACTAATAAATCTAAAGGAAAAACCGCATGGATGGGATGCGATGAAAATTATATTGTTGACAATCCCGCCCTCATGTCCGATGTCGAGTCACTTTTGAGTCATTCCAGGAATGGAGTTCGTGGAAGCGCAATATCTATTGCAACTCTGAAAGATGAAAAACGACCTCTTGAGAAAGTTGACGCCGGAAAAACACGAGTATTCGAAGCTTGTCCTCAACATCTCGTAATTGCAATCCGACAATATTTTCTTGATTTTACAGCCCATGTCATGCGCAATCGAATTGATAACGGAATCGCTGTCGGCATCAACCCATTTTCACTAGAATGGACTAAATTAGCTCACCGCTTACAAACAAACGGTGATTATATGATTGCTGGCGATTTCTCAAATTTCGATGGATCCCTTCTCCTCCAGATTCTGGTCAAAATTATGGAAAAGATAAATGATTGGTACGGTGACGATGCAGATGCACAATTGACTCGAGCAGCTCTTTGGGAACACATTTGTAATGCAGATATTCTAGTCCGCGGTGAGGTAATTAGGAAGACCCACTCGCAACCTTCAGGTAACCCTTTAACCGTAATTATAAA